TCGGCAGCCGCGCGCCGCAACATGGACGGCGTCGGCCTGGCCATGCTGCCCGAATGGGGCCTGCTGGCGCTGGACTTCGACAACTGCGTCAAGGACGGCCATGTGCACCCGGACATCGTGCCGCTGCTGGCCAACACCTACGCCGAGCTGTCCCCCAGCGGACTGGGTGTGCGCGCCTTCTTCAAGGGCCAGCTGGGCAACCTGAAGGACCACGGGGGGCCGTTCGGGTTCGAGACGTTCTCCAGCAAGGGCTTCGTCACGCTCACTGGCCACACGCTGGATCTCGTCGAGCTGATGGGCAACGAGAACACCGTCGCCCAGCTCGACGACGTCGTGACCGCGTTCGTGCGCAACCGCTTCAAACGCGAGCCGCGCCTCGCCACCAACGATCTCACCGAGGCTGACTCCCCGCCGGTGGGCCTGACGCCCGGCCAGATCGACGAGATCCTGGACGCCCTGCCCACCGACCTCGATTACGACACCTGGGTCAACGTTGGCATGGCCCTGCACCACGAGACGCGGGGCCAGGGCTTCGCGATCTGGGACGCCTGGTCCCAGCGCTCGCCCAAGTTCACCACCAGCGAGTACGGGGAGGACCGCTGGCGCAGCTTCGGTAAGGGCACGGGCCCTGTCGTCACGGCTCGAAGCCTGGTGCGACTGGCTCAGGAGCACGGGTGCAGGGTCAGCCTGCACGGCACCGCCAGCGCCGCCGACTTCGAGAGCATCGCCGACGCGCCGCCGGTGGCGCCCACCAAGCCCGCGCGCTTCACGCCCATCCCGGTGTGCGACTTCGCGGGCCGCCCGGCCCCGACCTGGATCATCAAAGGTGTGCTGCCCAAGGCCGAGCTGTGCGTCCTGTTCGGCCCCAGCGGGTGCGGCAAGAGCTTCATCGCGCTGGACCTGGCCATGGCCATCGTCCAGGGGCTGCCGTGGCGCGGCAGGCGGGTCAAGCAAGGCCGGGTGGTCTACCTGGCGGCCGAGGGCGCCGGGGGCTTTCGCAACCGCTGCGTGGCCTACGCGCACGCCAAGGGCCTGGACCTGAAGGACATCCTGCTCGACGTCGTCACCGACGTGCCCAACCTGGTGATGAGCGCCGACGCGCTGGCGCTGGCCAAGGCCTTGGGCCCATGCAGCGTCGTGTTCGTCGACACGCTGGCCCAGACCACCCCAGGCAGCGATGAGAACAGCGGCGAGGACATGGGCAAGGCTCTGGCCCACTGCAAGGGCATCCACAGGGCCACCGGGGCGCTGGTGGTGCTGGTGCACCACGCCGGCAAGGACACCAGCAAGGGTGCCAGAGGCTGGTCGGGCATACGCGCAGCAGCCGACGCCGAGCTGGAGGTGATGCGCCTGGCCAACGGCCGCCTGATCCGCACCAGCAAGCAAAAGGACGGCGACGACAACCTGGAGTGGGGGTTCGGCCTGGACGTCGTGCCGATCGGCCTGGACGAGGACGGAGACGAGGTCACCAGCTGCGTCGTGGTCGAGCAGGAGACGCCCACCAGCGTCGTGCTGCGCACCCTGGGGCCAAACGAGGCGGTGGTCAACGAGGTCATCCAGGAGATGGCCAAGGGTCAGACCAGTGGCATCGAGGTGGGGCCTGTGATCGCTGAGGCGGTGCGCAGGATGCCCGAGCCGGCAGAGGGCAAGCGCGACACCCGCAGGGCTCGGGCACGCCGCGCCCTTGAAACCCTGTGCTCGGGCGATGACGCGCCGTACTGGCTCGGCGGCGACGGCTGCATCTCAATCTGCTGAGGATCGCAAACATGCAGTTTTCAACACGTTCGACAGCATGCGAAAGCTTGCAGACTTGCTTTTTATCGCAGATGAAGTGTGGTGAAAAAGAGACCAACGCGGTGCAACGTCAGTGCAACGTGCATCACGTTGTAGGGGTTAGTACGTATGCAACGTGCAACGCGAGCAACGCGCGTCTATAGACGCGTTGCTCACGTTGGTTGCGTACGCGCCACAACGATGCTTTTGGGGCTGACCTTGCAGAAAAAAGCAGGAAAACCGAAGAAGGACTGGAATATGGCGACCGTGCAGAAAACAGCAGACTCGGCCGACCGGCGCCCGCTCGGATACAACGGTCGTCCGAAGCTCGATGACGACACCGTCGATCGCATGCGAGTCATGCACGAGGAAGAGGGCTGGGGCTATAGGCGCCTGGCACGGCACTTCGACACGCCGCGGGACACGGTACGCAGCCTGTGCAAGTACCGGCGTCGGTGATGGGGTGCGGCCTGTTCTACCGCTGCGCTAGAGTGGGCTCACCATGACGACCCCCACGCACCCCTGGCGCGCCAAGTTCCTGACCGCGCTGATGACCTACCCGGTGCTCCAGTACGCTGCGGAGCAGGCCGGCATCGACCGCACGACTGCTTGGCGGGCGATGCAGGCCGACAAGGAGTTCAACGCCGCTGTCGAGGCGGCCATGGAGGCTGGCGTCGACCAAGCGGAGCAGGCCGCGTTCAAGCGCGGCGTGTTTGGGTGGGATGAGCCTGTAGTGCACCAGGGCCGCCTGGCCTACGCCTACGAACGCTACGTCGACGACGACGGCAAGGAGCAATACCGACAGGTGCTCGACGCCAACGGCCAGCCCATCCCGCTCACCATCCGCAAGCACAGCGACGCCCTGCTGGCCAAGGTGCTGAGCGCCAGGCGCTCCAGCTACCGCACTGAGCGCACCGAACTCACGAGCCCTGACGGCAGCATGAGCCCGATGGACGAGACCACCCGGGCTGCCCGGGTTTCGCAACTGCTGGAAGCAGCCAAGCGGCGCAAGGCCGCGGAGGACATGGGATGAACGACAAAGGCAATCTGGGCGGCCTACCCCTAGGCCCGGCCAAGAAAAGCGAGCCATCGCCCGCCCAGGCCCCTCGCCGGGGTGCTCCCGCAACCCCGCAGCCTTTCGTCGTCGGGCCTGACGGCAAGATGCGCACGAACGGCTACGTGCCGAAGTGACTGAGGTCGAGTACCAGGAGCTTGAGCGCTACCTGACCGAGGTCGAGCGCGAGGAGCTGGCCAAGCTGCTGGCCCAGGACGTTGCAGCCACCCCGTGGAGACCATTGCCCGGACCCCAAGCTCTTGCGTACAACTCCGAGGCGGACATCGTCGGCTTCGGCGGCGCTGCCGGTGGTGGCAAGACCGACCTCATCGCAGGCCTGGCCCTGACCAAACACAAGAGGTGCCTGGTGGCCAGGCGCGAGAAGGCGCAGACCGAGGGCCTCGTGCAGCGCATGACTGAGCTGGTCGGCAGCACCCAGGGCTACAACTCGATGAAGGGCATCTGGCGCCTGCCCACGGGCAGCCTGCTGGAGCTTGCAGGCCTGGACAACGAGGGTGACGAGAGGCGCTGGCAAGGCCGCCCTCACGACCTCAAGTGCTTCGACGAGGTGACCGAGCAGCGAGAGGCGCAGGTGCGCTTCGTGATGGGCTGGATGCGCACCAACGACCCCACGCTGCGCAGCCGGGTGCTGATGACCTTCAACCCGCCCACCACCAGCGAGGGCCGATGGGTCATCCAGTTCTTCGCGCCGTGGCTCGACGCCAAACACCCGAACCCCGCGGCGCCTGGCGAGCTGCGCTGGTTCACCACCGTCAAGGGCAAGGACGAGGAGGTGCCAGACGGGCGCCCGTTCGTGCTGCTGGACGGCAAGAGGGTCTACGACTTCGACCCTGATGCCCACGCCCGCGAGGACATCATCAAGCCCAAGTCGCGCACCTTCATCCCCGCACGCTTGACCGACAACCCCTACTACATGGCGGGCGACTACATGAGCACACTGCAAGCCCTGCCCGAGCCCCTGCGCAGCCAGATGCTGAAGGGCGACTTCAGCGCCGGCATCACCGACAGCGAGTGGCAAGTCTGCCCGACCGAGTGGGTCGACGCAGCGATGGCCAGGTGGACAGACCTGAACCCGAAGCCGCCGATGGACAGCCTGGGCGCCGACGTGGCGCGCGGTGGTGACGACAACAACGTGCTGGCGCGCAGGCACGGCATGTGGTTCGACAAACCCCTGGTCTACCCGGGGCGCGACCACAAGACAGGCCCTGCAGTCGTCGGCTTGATCATCGCCGCGCTGCGCGACCACGCGGTCACGCACATCGACGTTATCGGCATCGGCGCCAGCCCCTACGACTTCCTGGTCGAGGCCAACCAGGATGTGGTCGGCGTCAACGTGGCCGAGGGCTCGTCGGCACGCGACAAGTCGGGCAGGCTCGGGTTCAAGAACCTGCGCAGCGAGCTGATCTGGCGCATGCGAGAGGCACTCGACCCCGAGGCGAACAACGGCATCGCGCTGCCTCCGGATCCACGCCTTCGCGCCGATCTGTGCGCCTACCACTGGCACCCCAGCGGTGCGCTCATCCAGGTCGAGAGCCGGGAGGAGGTCATCAAGCGTATCGGCCGGTCGCCGGACTGGGCCAGCGCCTACATCCTGGCCCTGATGGACACGCCCAAGAGGTGGGATGTCATGCAGGCGTCCAAGCTGCGCCAGAGGGGCGACTACGACCCGTTCAGCGCGCCGGGGGTGCAGGTTGGTGGCGCCCGCGACTACGATCCGTTCAGTTTCAACTGAGGAAAACGGACCATGGCACTCGGCGGGTGGCTCGGTGACAGGCTCGACCACGACATTTTTGGGCGAATGATCCAGGCGGATAACCGCGTCGTGCGCGCGGCGGCCGACGTCGGGGGCAAGCTGATCCCGCACGGCTACTTGCGCGAGCGCAGCGACAACCTCAAGCACGAGGCCGACACCAACATCGAGTCGCCGACCAAGGCCCCCTGGAAGGCCTTCGCCAGCATCCTGGCGTGGATGGCCGGCAGCGCGGCGGCCGGCAGCGGGGGTGAAGCCGGCGCGGCTGGAGCCGGCGCGGACACCACGGCCACGGCTGGCGCCGGTGGTGCTGGCGCCAGCGCTACGGCCGACGCGAGCGTCGCAGGCGGCGCTGACGGGTTCGGATCGGCAGCCGCCAGCACAGGTGGCAGCACCACAGGGGCGTCCAGCGCGGGCGGCCTGGGCCAATACGCCACGATGGCCAATGCACAAAAACTGTACGCCGGCATCCAGCTGGCCAAGGCGCTTTCGCCAGCCCCGGCTGCGGCGCCGGTGTCCGCACCGCCCAAAGCTGCCCAGCAACCAGGCCTGCAGAATGCCCGCGGCAATCTGTCGGGCGGGTCGACAGGCGTGGCATCGACTTTCCTCACCGGCACGGCGGGCGTCGACCCGAGCCTGCTGAATCTGGGTAGGTCGACCCTGCTCGGGGGCTGATCGGTGGCTGACGAGATCATCAAGACGCAGGACGTGCTGACCCGGTGGGGCCAGCTCAAGACCGAGCGCGCGTCGTGGTTCTACCACTGGTCGGAGATCACGAACTTCCTGTTGCCGCGCAACGGGCGCTACTTCCTGCAGGACCGCAACCGCGGCTACAAGCGCCACAACAACATCATCGACAGGGCCGGCACCGGCGCCCTGAAGGTGCTGTCTGCAGGCATGATGGCCGGCATGACGAGCCCGGCCAGGCCGTGGTTCCGCATGGAGACGCGAGACCCTGACTTGATGAAATCGGGCCCGGTCAAGGTCTGGCTGGCCCAGGTAACGCAGACCATCCTGGACATCTTCCACGACGGCAACACCTACCGCAGCCTGCACGCGATGTACAGCGAGCTTGGCGCCTTCGGCACCGCGGCTGCCGTCGTGCTGGAGGACTTCGACGACGTGATGCGCCACTACACGCTCACGGCAGGGGAGTTCTGCATTGCCCAGAACTGGCGCGGGGAGACGGATACGCTCTACCGCGAGTTCCAGAAGACCGTGGTCGAGGTCGTCCGCGAGTTCGGCATCGACAAGGTGTCGCCCGCGGTCAAGCGCATGTACGACAACGGCAACCTGGGTGCGTGGGTCACCATCATCCAGGCCATCGAGCCGCGCGCCGACCGCGACCCGAGCCTGAAGACGGCCGACCACAAGGCCTGGGCATCGATCTACTACGAGATCGGCGCGGACAAGGACAAGCCATTGCGCAACAGCGGCTTCGACTACTTCAACGTGCTGGCGCCGCGGTGGGATGTGGCCGGCGGAGACATCTACGGCAACAGCCCGGGCATGGACGCGCTGGGCATGATCAAGCAGCTCCAGCAGGAGCAGTTGCGCAAGTCCATGGGCATCGACTTCATGACGAAGCCGCCCCTGCAGATGCCGACCAGCATGAAGAACCGCGAGGTCGATGGCCTGCCAGGCGGCGTCACCTACCTCGACAGCACGCAGGCGCCCGGCGCGCGCAACCTGTTCCAGGTGCAGCTCGACCTGTCGCACCTGCTGGCCGACATCAACGACGTGCGGGCCAACATCAACCAGGCCTTCTACGCCGACTTGTTCCGCATGATCAGCGAGCAGCCGGCCGATGGGCGCATGACCGCCACCGAGGTGGCCGAGCGCCACGAGGAGAAGCTGCTCATGCTCGGCCCGGTGCTCGAGCGCCTGAACGACGAGCAGCTCGGACCCCTGGTGCGCATGACCTTCCAGCGCGCGCTGAAGGCAGGCATCCTGCCGCCGCCCCCGCCCGAGCTGCACATGGAGCAGCTCAACATCAAGTTCGTCAGCATGCTGGCCCAGGCCCAGCGCGCGATCGGCACGAACTCGATCGACCGCTACGTGGCCAGCATCGGCGCTGTGGCGCAGTTCAAGCCCGAGGTGCTCGACAAGTTCGATTCCGACGCCTGGGCCGATGCCTACGCCGACATGCTCGGTGTCGACCCGACCCTGATCGTGCCAGGCAACAAGGTGGCGCTGATCCGCGACCAGCGGGCCCAGATGCAGGCCGCGGCGCAGAAGTCGGCGCTGATGAACCAGCAGGCCGACACCGCGCAGAAGCTGGCGCAGGTGCCCACCCAGGGCGGCCAGAGCACCGCGGCTTCGGACATCATGAACCAGTTTTCCGGCTACACCAGCCCATCCCCCGAGAGGATCTGACCATGTTGAAATATTCACCCGTCCTGCTGTCCCAGCGTGGCCTGGGCACCGGCAACCCGTCCATGCAGCGGACCGAGTTCAACGGCTTGGCGGTCACGCCGGCCGACGGCACGGATCTGCCCGGCGGCATCTGCATCGGCCTGCTGGCCACCGGCGCCGGCAACATCAACATCAACCTGGCAGGCGGCGGCACTGCGGTGCTGACAGGCCTGAGCGCCGGCCAGGCCCTGCTGATCGAGGCCACGCGCGTGCTGGCTACATCGACGACAGCCACGGGCGTTGTGGCCCTCTATTGAGCTTGCCATGGCCACCGTCAACTACACCGCCAACGCGCTGGCGCCGCTGGACCACGCGTTCTACACCTGGACGCCGCTCACCACCACGAACGCCGACGGCGCGCCCGTGGGCTTCGCGGGCTCAGGCAAGACCGTCCAGGTGACGGGCACCTTCGGCGCCGGCGGCACCCTGGTGATGCAGGAGTCGGTCGACGGCACGAACTGGGTCACCATGACCGACACCTCGGTCACCGGCGGCGCCGTCAGCTTCACGGCGACCGGCGTCAAGGACCTGCGGGAGACGGCGCCGTTCGTGCGCCCGTTCGTGTCCGGCGGCGACGGCACCACGTCTCTGACCGTCACGCTGGCCTGCCGCCGCGCACTGGTCAACGCCTGACCATGGCCGTCACCGTTCCAGGCTGCTACGACGCCCGCACCGGCCAGCCCGCGACGGTGTCCACCAAGCAGGAGATCGTCTACCCGCGCCAGCGCGAAGGCATCACCCAGCCGACGCCGTCCAAGGGCGCGGCGAACGTGTTCGTAGCCATCGCGCTGTCGCCACCTCAAGTGGGGTTGAAGTGAGTGCGTATCAGACCGGCAACGCGCCAAATCTCTACAACGCTGACGGTTCGCCAGCCGGCCAGATCGGTCTGGACGGCAAGGAATACCCGTCGTCGGGGGGCGGTAGTGGTACCGTACAAACGGTCAACTCCGTCATGCCGGATGGCTCTGGCAATGTCTCACTGAGCGCCGCAAACATTCCAGCACTGTCGCCTGTAGCCATTACAAGCAGCACTGTGTTGACCGCCGCGAGTCACGCGAACCGGCAACTTGTGTACACAGGTGGCACGGCGACAATCACTATGAATGCCGAGGCCACTGCCGGCTGGGCAGCGGACGATACGATCGAGATTCATCACGCCGCGGCGTGCACTGGCTTCCTGACGTTAGTGACGCCCGACGGGCATCGCGTAACTGGCTCAGTCGAGCGCGTCATCGGTGCTACGCGCAAGGGCGTGGACTCGTGGACCGCAGGCACGACGGGGAATCATGTGTTCCCTGATCTGTTTAATGGGCAAAGCTTCATCTTCCTTCCGCAAGGCAAAAACAGCACTGCATTTGACAAGATCGGCATTCCAGGGAATGCCAGCACCGGCACAGCGACGGCGCGTACGGCAGAGTACGCATCGCTCGGGCACTTGGCGCGTATCGGTATGGTCGGGTCGGCTGTAGCGGGGAATATGGCCTACTTGGCCACACCGTCCGGCAATGAAATCGCTATCGCACCCTCCGCTAGCAGTCTGTACCCGACGCAAGTGGCGCGTGTGGCGTTCGGTGTCGTTGATGCGCTGACCGGATGTCGGACGGCCGCTGGATTCTTCCCGGCCACGCCGACGAATGTCGACATCAGCACGTTGGCGAATGTGGCGGTCTTCGGTGCCGACGCGGCGGATAGCCAATTCAGCATCATCACCAATGATGGTACTACGACCACCAAGACCGCGATTAACGGCGGCACTGGCTTCCCTTGCAACACAGCGGCGGCAGACCTCTACGACGTCTACCTAGAGTTCCGCGGTGGGGCCACGCGGTCACTTTACTACTCTGTCCGCAACAAAGTGTCCGGCGTCACTGCATCTGGTATCGTGACAGCCAACCTTCCTGCGGCCGGCACGGTCCTGCGCATCGGCGCGTTCCGCTTCAACGGCGCCAATGCCTCATCCGCCATCTTCGATATGGTGGGCTGGTCTGGTGGTGGCTTCGCCCGCATGGGGGTATTCGGGTGAAATTAACACGGATGAACGCCAGCCGCAAAGCCGGCAGCATCGCCGACAATCCAAGCATCCTCGGCACAGTAGGGGCAAACTGCGGCTATCCAAATGATTGGTCGTATGGGCGCATGTATGTGGACTGCATCATGGCGGCGCGTTCGTTTGCGCCAGTTGGTTCTGGTGGCAATTTCATCACCGACACGACCGTCGCGGTCAAGGCCAACGGCTGGCCTTCTGGAAGCTTTACTATTCTGTGGGCGAGCGACAGGCACTACTTCACCGACGATGATGGCGTCTACGAAGGGTCGTTTACCGGCTCCGCGTCACCCATTACCACCAGTGACTGCACGGTGTCAGGGCAGACCTACGACGCGCCGACCAATACGACGCGATTTCAAGTTACGCTGGCGGCTGGGCAGGCCAACCCCATGCTCAACTTCACAGGCATCAGTTCGGACTTTGCCAATCTCCGGTTGATTCGCCCTGGGTACGCATGGAACACCACTCAAAAATATAGCGATGAGTGGATGGCGCTCATGCGTCAGTTCTCGGTTATCCGGTTCATGGACATGGCGCGGATCAGCACACCCATAAATTCCTACTCGCCTGGCACGCAGACGAGCTGGAGCACACGGCTTGATCCAACGACACGGGGCGCTGGTGCAATCATTCGGCGCAGCAGTTGGCCTGAAATCATCGACATTGCCAACACGCTGAACCGTCATGCCTGGATATGTGTGCCACACGCAGTCGACGACGACTACATCACGCAGCTTGCGCAATTGATCAAAAGCACTCTGCGTCCTGGGCTGCAGTGCTACATAGAGTACAGCAATGAGGTGTGGAACACCGCCGCCGCGTATACAGCCCAAAATTCATATGCACAAGCTCAGGCCAAGGCGGAACTGAATTGGTATGGCGGCAGCACACTGGCGGCGGATATTGCGTCAGCACCCAATTCAGGCACCAACCTGTGCACCATCGCTTTTGTGCGCGCACATGGACGCACGACAGGAGATCAGGTCCTACAACTGTTGGGCAGCAGCGGTGCAGTGTTGCCGCGCGGCGCATACACAGTCACGGTGGTGGATTCGCTCACGCTGACAGTCTCTGCCGCAGGCTTGACAAACGGTGCCGTCACACCGAATTCGAGTTCGTACGTGATCATGAACGCATCGAGCGATCTGGCCTACGATTTCAGCGTGCAGAACTTCAACCAGTTCGAGGCTGGATATCGTTGGTATTGGCGCCGCTTGTCGCAAATCAAAGATCTGTTTGTGGCTGTGTTCGGGTCTCAGGCACTAAACACGCGCCTGAAGTTTGTGGCTGGCTACCACATTGTTCAGACTTCGCTGTTTCGGCTTTTGATCAACTATCTCGACACCAATCACGGGCCGATCTCAAGCTGGCTGTATGGGATCGCCGGCGCTCCGTACGTCGGTACGAGTGGCGCCGACGCTAACGCTGCCTTTGCGGCGATGTCTGTGAACCAGAACACAAATCTGGATTACATGACGTTCTGGACTGGCTATGCAAAAGCTTTTGGCGTCAACTTCTTGGTATATGAGTACGGGTCCGATCTGACTGGAGTGTCAGCTTCTATCGCGCTCGCTATGCGCACCGACGACCGCATGGCCGCCCAAATGCTGACAATGATGCAGAACGCAGCCTCTGTGGGTTGTACACTGGCAAACTTCTTTGACGTTGGTGCTGAGCACACCTCTGGCACGGGGTTTTTCATCATGCAGTCGATCGTCGATGGCGAGGCAGAAAAGAAGTATGCAGGCGTGCGTGCGGGGCTGCGACAGCCACCGCCATCGATCTCGACAAGGTTCCAAGGTACCGTGCCGAATAACGTCGCGGCTGGAAGCACGGATTGGAACAAGTCACCAGTTGCGATTTGTGATACAGATTCCAACTGGACAACGAACGCCACCAACCAGACTTTCGCAATATCAGGCCCGAAGTCCGTCGACATCCGCTACGTGTTCTACGTGCCGACTGATGGCACGTACACGCTGACGCTGCGCGCAGGCGCTAACAATGCTGGGATCACACTTAGTCTTTCTGTGGACGGGGTAGTTATTGCAAGCAACGTCACGCTGTCGAATGCTG